TCTTTGCCTTTGACCACTTTGGTAGCATTGAGAACGACGAGATATTGGATCGTGTACGTTACATGGCAAAGGCTCTTGATTGTAAGTGGGTGTTCCTTGACCACTTGTCTATCTTGGTATCGGGTCAAGAGGACAATGGCGATGAGCGTAAGTCTATTGACATACTGATGACCAAGTTACGTTCACTGGTTGAGGAGACTAACATAGGTTTACTTCTTGTCAGTCACCTACGTAGGCCAGCAGGTGATCGTGGTCATGAGGATGGACGTGAAGTTTCTTTGTCCCACCTACGTGGCTCTGCATCTATCGCCCACCTGTCTGATGCTGTCATTGGTCTGGAGCGTAACCAGCAAGCAGAGGATGACGTTGAAGCTAACACTACTACAGTACGTATACTCAAGAACAGATACACTGGTGAGACAGGTATATCTTGTTACCTTCATTATGATCGTGACACAGGCCGCATGACGCAGATCGACAACCCATTTATGGAGAATGATAATGACGGTTAAAAAGAAATTTGACAAGGCTCTTTACGATGTTGCTGATAAAAAAGCCAAGGATGTTATGCTTAATTGGCTACAAAAAAATACAAACTCAACAGAAATCACAATGAAAGAAAATACATACTTTGATATTACATGTAGCATATCACCTGACCTACCCCAACATTACTATGAGGTAGAAATAAAATATTCTTGGAAAGGTGAATGGCCTAAATCATGGAAAGAAATACGTATTCCATATAGAAAGAAAAGACTTCTTGACAAATGGAAGAAAGATCACTACAATGACATGCTAACATTCGTTGTTTTTAGAGATGACTGTAAACAAGCATGGTTCTTTGATGGTGATATGGTTCTTAATTCTGAAGTTAAAGAAGTATCTAATCGTAACATTCGTAAGGGTGAGATGTTCTTTCATCTAAAAACAACAGACGGATACATAGTGGATATAGATTAATGGAAGCAATCGTAGACATTGAGACTGATGACCTAGATGCAAGCATTATACATTGCATCGTAGCTAAACACTATCAAACAGGACAGATGCGTCAATGGATTGGTAATCAATGTCAAGAGTTTGGTGAGTGGTCAAGGCGTATATCAAAATTTATTATGCACAATGGTATTAGCTTTGACGCTCCCATTCTTAACAAGCTAACAGGTTCTGCTATCGCACCTTCACAGGTACGTGATACTCTCATTGAGTCACAACTATTCAATCCTGTACGTGATGGTGGTCACTCGCTACAGTCATGGGGTGAACGCTTTGGATTTCCTAAAATAGACTACCATGACTTTAAGTACTACACACCTGAGATGTTAGAATACTGTAAGCGAGACGTTGATCTTACGCATAAAGTAGCACAGAAACTAGAAGAAGAAAGCAAAGGTTTCTCTGATTCCTGTTACAATCTAGAGCGCAACATCAGAATTATATTAGACAAGCAGCAACGTAATGGCTTTGCCTTTGATCTTAAAGAAGCACAGATACTTCTAGCACAGCTTGAGGACGAACAACACCAGCTAGAAAGCGATGCTGAGAAAGAGTTTGAGCCTACGATTATAGAACTCAAAACAAAAACAAATATAGTACCATTTAATATAGCAAGCCGTAAGCAGATAGCAGAACGTCTGATGGATCGTGGGTGGAAGCCAGACAAACTAACAGAGAAAGGTAATGTTATTGTCAATGAAGAAGTTTTATCCAAGATCAATATGCCAGAAGCTGAGATGTTCAGCCGTTACTTTCTTCTTCAGAAAAGAACTGGACTCCTCAAGTCGTGGATACAGGAGTGTGATGAAGACCTACGTGTGCGTGGTAGGGTTCTTACTCTACGGACAATTACTGGGCGTATGGCGCACAACAAACCAAACATGGCACAAGTACCAGCAGTCTACAGTCCGTATGGTAAAGAGTGCCGCCGCCTATGGACAGTATCTAATCCAGAAACTCACAAGCTTGTAGGGACTGATGCCTCTCATCTTGAGCTTAGATGTCTTGCTCATTACATGAATGATCCTTCCTTTACACGAGAGGTTCTTACAGGTGATGTACATACTGCTAACCAACATGCAGCAGGACTGAAGACTAGAGATCAAGCAAAGACTTTTATCTATGCCTTTCTCTACGGAGCAGGTCCAGCTAAGATTGGTAAAGTTGTAGGAGGCTCTGCATCTGATGGTCAGAAATTAATACAAAAGTTTTTACGAAACATGCCAGCCCTCAAGAAGCTACGCTCTAACATACAAGAGGCTGCACAGTCTGGTAGTATTCCAGGTCTTGATGGTAGGAGACTACATATCAGATCAGAACACGCCGCATTGAACACATTGTTACAGGGTGCTGGTGCTATTGTATGCAAGCAGTGGCTTGTAGAGATGGACAACAGGATACGTAAGACTGGTCTTGATGCTAGGCTTGTAGCCTCAGTACACGATGAGTATCAGTTTGAGGTAGCCAAGCCTGACGTTAAACGCTTCACACAGATTACTAAAGATGCTATGCATCAAACACAGAAAGCATTTAACTTTAAATGTGAACTTGATTCCGATTATAAAGTTGGAAATAATTGGGCAGAGACACATTAAAGTACTTGACACTAGCATATTACCTATGCTATAATTCGTTTTGTTGTTGGTAGTAGACAACGAAAACTTGGGAATGATCCCACACAGTGCCGCAATGGTGCGGATTTTAAAAGGAGAAATAAAATATGAATGACCCTATTTACATTACTGGTAAGTGCCACTATGCTTCCATTACTGAACCTAACACCAAGTTTGATCCAGTGTGGTCAATTCAGGTAGAGGTTAATGATGATAACCGTGAGGTAGTTGAGAGTTCCGGACTACCCATTACAAACAAAGGAGATGAGCGTCGAGACTTTGTAACTATCAAACGTAAGGTTGTTCGCAAGGATGGTACGCAACGTAATGCACCCCTTGTAATGGACTCACAAAACAATCGTTGGAATAACGATAAGAAGATTGCTAATGGTAGCACAGTTAATGTAAAAGCTATCCCCTACAAATGGGATTATGCTGGAAAGTCGGGAGTATCCGCCGACCTTGCTGCTGTACAGATTGTAGACTTTATTGAATACACTGGCAGTAACCAGGACTTCGCCCCCGTAGACGGTGGGTACGTCCAAGAGACTGAAGCAGTTCCCTTTTAATATAACGTAGGAGATAAAGAGGAGAGTAGTCACTTATAGTGAAACGCTATAATGCGTTACATGCGTAACAGCGTTACAAACGTCGATGTACTGACTAGCATGTTACTCTCCTCTTTTCATATCACATGAAAAAAATTGAAACTATTGTAGAAGATATCTATAATCTATTTTCTTTGAGTGTTATCGACATGAAGGAAGAAGATGTTGATAAGCACATTGAAAAGTTTGGTGAGATGGTTAAACTTCACACCAAAAAGTTTTTATACACAGAAGAATCTGTAGATAAAAATTTAAGACTGTCTCAAATCGGTAGACCTGATAGACAACTTTGGTATGACATCAATTTAAAAAAAGAAAACAGCACAATAAAACCAGAGAACAGAATTAAATTTTTGTACGGTTATATTCTTGAAGAGTTTCTTTTAATGTGTGCTGCCATCTCTGGACACGATGTGAAAGACCAGCAAAAAGAAGTATCAATTGAAGGTGTTCTTGGTCATCAGGATTGTATTATAGATGATACTTTAGTTGATTGTAAGAGTGCATCTACATATAGTTTTCAAAAGTTTAAAAACAATTCAATTCTTGATGACGATCCATTCGGATATATTGCTCAAATATCTGCATACTCACAGGCAAATAACTTAAAGAAAGCTGCCTTCTTAGTCATCGACAAATCAACTGGAGAAGTTGCACTCTCTCCCGTACATTCAATGGAGTTTATTAATGCTAGTGAAAGGGTTAAACATCTTAAAGAAGTTGTCAACGGCGACGATATCCCTGATCGCTGTTACGTTCCTGTGCCTGATGGCAAGTCTGGTAATTTTAAGCTTCCCTCTGGTTGTGTCTTTTGCGGCCATAAAAGAGAATGTTGGTCTGACGCTAACCAGGGAAGAGGGATACGTGTATTTGAATATTCAAAAGGTAAGAGATACTTGGTTCAGGTTGGCAAAGAGCCTGATGTTCCTGAAGTGATTGATTGGTAATGCACTGGAAGTATAAACAAAAACCAGACCCAACAAGTCACTTTGGTTTTGTCTATGTTATAACTAATAACAAAACATCTAAAGCTTACATTGGATGTAAACAATATTTTTACACTAGAAAGAAAAAGAAAGTTGAATCCAACTGGAAAGTATATACAGGATCAAGCAGTCATCTAAACGATGACATTAAAAAGCATGGCAAAAAGAATTTTAAGTTTGAAATTATAGGTGAATATAAAAATAAAAGAAGTCTAAAATATTATGAATGTTATTATCAAATGATTAACCACGTCTTAACCAAAAAAATAGAAGGCACTGATGAACCTGCCTACTACAATAATTATGTAGGTGGTAAGTTCTACAGGCCCGTACAAGAGCCACCTAATGATTGAAGAAATTCTTGAAGCCGAATCTTTATATGATCTAACCAATAAAAATTCTCACAGATCGTTAAACCTTGCTATCATTTTGCAAGCACTGCTTGACTTGTCTCGCCCAAAAGCGTATAATGAGTCAATCGAAACTTCCTTGTATCGTGATCAGGCAATGGCATGGGTATTCAAATCCATTGGTACAACATGCGAAGCATTCGAAGAAACATGTGATCGTGCTGGCGTAAATCCAAACACTATTAGAACCTTTGCACTGAAGGTAACACTATCGGAGAACAGAGATGAAATCAGAAGAAAGCTTCACTCCTTCTTGTGACATTATGAAGAGGCAGATAGGAGGTAATCATTATAAAGATTGTACAATACAACCAGTTGAGTATATACATGCAAACGATTTAAATTATTTTGAAGGTAATGTAATTAAATATATTACCAGACACAGAACAAAAGGAGAAGGCAGAAAGGATATAGAAAAAGCTATACACTATGCCGAGATGATTTTAAAATTTTATTATAACTAAGGAGGGGGTAATGGCGCAGTTCCGATCAAACGAAAATCCTATGTTTCGTTCAAAGTTCAGTGAGGATATCTTCAAACAGAAGTATGCTCACCATAACTGTGAGACATGGGACGCACTGGCATCTGTTCTTGTAGAGGATGTCTGTCAAAACTATATGCCTAAAGATGACAAAGAAGAACTCAAAAGAATTATTACAGACCTGAAGTTTATTCCTGGTGGTAGATACCTTTACTATGCTGGACGTGACAACAAGTTTTTTAACAACTGCTACTTGCTCAAAGCAGAAGAAGATACGAGGGAAGACTGGTCTAACCTGTCATGGAAGTCTGAGTCTTGTCTCATGACAGGTGGTGGTATTGGTGTAGACTATAGCACCTACCGTGAAGAGGGTAGGCTGCTGAATGGTACAGGTGGTCTAGCGTCTGGCCCTATACCTAAGATGCAGATGATCAATGAGATTGGCAGACGAGTTATGCAAGGTGGTTCTAGAAGGTCTGCAATTTATGCAAGTCTTAACTGGAAACATCCAGACATAAATAAGTTTCTTACGTCTAAGAATTGGTACGACATGCCCATTGGTACGACAGAGTACAACATTGGTCAGATTAAAGAACAAGATTTTAATTTCCCTGCACCGCTGGACATGACAAATATTTCTGTGAACTATGACACAGAGTGGTTACTTAACTATTATGAAACGGGAGATGTAGGAGATGCCTTCAAAACTAATGTTGCTCAGAGCCTTAGAACTGGTGAACCAGGATTCTCGTTCAATTTCTTTGAGAAGGAAAAGGAGACACTACGTAACGCTTGCACGGAGGTTACATCCGAAGATGATTCTGATGTTTGTAATCTTGGCTCAATTAACATGGGTCGTATCGACAATCTTGCAGAGTTTTCTAATATTGTAGAACTAGCCACTAAGTTCCTGCTGTGTGGTACACTACGTGCCAAGCTACCATACCAGAAAGTCTATGACGTTAGAGAGAAGAACCGTAGGCTTGGTCTAGGTCTGATGGGTATACATGAGTGGCTAATCAAATCAGGATGTAAGTACGAGGTAACTGAGGAACTACACAAGTGGCTATCTGTATACAAAGGTATCAGCGACAGGACAAGTTCTCAGTTTGCTGACCATCTTAGTGTGTCACGTCCTGTAGCTAATCGTGCTATTGCACCGACAGGTTCTATCGGCATTCTTGCTGGCACCTCAACAGGCATTGAACCTATCTTTGCTGTGGCATACAAGCGTAGGTATCTCAAGAACGGTACACGTTGGCACTATCAGTACGTTGTGGATAGTGCTGCACAAGAAATCATTGATTTGTATGGTATTAATCCAGATCAGATTGAATCTGCTCTTGATCTTGCTTATGATTACAAGAGACGCATTAAGTTCCAGGCGGACATACAGGACTATGTTGATATGTCTATCTCTTCCACCATCAATCTACCTGAGTGGGGTAGCAAGCTTAACAACGAAGACACAGTAGATGACTTTACCGAAACACTGGCTACCTATGCTAGTAGACTACGTGGCTTTACAGTATACCCTGATGGATGCCGTGGTGGTCAACCACTTAGCAGTGTGCCATACTCTGAGGCTGTTGAGAAACTAGGTGAGGAGTTTGAAGAAGGTTTAGAAACTCATGACATCTGTTCTATTACAGGACATGGTGGATCGTGTGGAGTATAGAAATGGATGATGTTGAAAAGTATGAGGTGATTGAAGATGTATAATCCTAAGTACAAGGGCCGTAAGCGTAGTCTAGTAGAACTAGATGATGCCATTGACGAGATTATTGAGCGTAATCCTGATTGGGTAGAAAAATTAATCGCATCTTTGAGGAGAAACGAAATGAAAACAATTACACTAAGAGTTGAAGATTGCGACCAAGTTGTTATTGACGATCTTATGGATTCTTATCGTATGAACAATCAGTTTGATAAGGTTGACTGTTCAGATGACGTTCTTGAGCCAGACTATGAGTTGCTCAAAGCGATTCAGACCGTTCTAGCATACTACATGGTACATAAAGACTGGTCAGAATGGATGGAAATGAACCCAATGGTGAAAGAAGATGCTTGATAAGGAAATGAACATGACTACTTTTGATTTTGGTAACGGTCCAGTCCCTGCCCACCAGCACTCCAACGGTGGCGGTTGTGTTGCTGATACTGCTAAGGTAGCAGATACAGCTTATGTTGGTCCTGATGCTCAGGTCTATGACGTGGAAGGTGAGATACACAATCTTACCCTTTACACTGGTGACTGTAATGCTAGGGTCTATGACAATGCCGAGGAAGATATCTTCATTGAAATGGACGGTAAGCGATACAAGCTGGTGGAGATTGTGTGAGGCGAGTTATTAAGGTCTCGTAGATCAATTGGATAGATCAACAGACTTCTAATCTGTAGGTTGAAGGTTCGAGTCCTTCCGGGACCGCCAAAAAGTACTTGACACAGATATAAATTTATGCTAGAATTTTACCGTGATGCCAATAGTGGGTCACATTATTATCAACTTGCTAATAGGAGAATGATATGAATACTTTACGGAACATCCTGGACAACGTACCCAACTGGTCTGTTGGGCATGAGAAATTTGTAAAAGAAGCTTTGGACATGCTCAATTTAAATGTACATGGGTATAATAATTACCCGCCTCACAACCTTACAAAGAAAAGCGATAGTGAATATAGTATTACTATGGCTGTTGCAGGGTTTTCTAAGGATGACTTAACTATTAAAGGTGAAGGAAATGCCTTGAGTGTTGAGGGAAAGAAACATTCAGATGAAGTAGATAATAACTTTATCTATAAAGGAATTTCTGATAGACAATTTAATAAACAATTTCTGTTGGCTGAAAATACTTTTGTAAAAGATGTAAATCTAACAGATGGTTTGTTAGAAATTAAACTTGAAAGAATAATCCCAGAAGATAAAAAAGAAACAGTTTATCAGATTAATTAACACTCTTATTGTTAATTATAACTTGGTTAGCTACATAGATTGCATAAGTCATTCTAGTAGCTAACCACTTCTTTGGAGTACGTATGAAAAAAGCACCTAACACAGTTTACATTGGCTACGATCCTAAAGAACGTGTAGCTTATGATGTTCTAAAGTTTACGATTGAACGTATAGCAGTAGACAATACAAGAATTGTTCCTATTAAATTAGATACTCTTAAACGAATGAATATGTACTGGCGAGAACACACGGAAGTGAACGGCCAGAAGTATGACAAGGTAGACAAGAAACCATTCTCTACTGAGTTTAGCTTTAGTAGGTTTCTTGTTCCGGCCCTTAATATGTATGAGGGTTGGGCTTTGTATATGGACTGTGATATGTTTGTACGTACAGATATTAATGAAATCTTTGAAGAGTATACACTAGATTACTACCCCTTGTATTGTGTTAAACATAAATACAATTCAGAAAATAAAACTAAAATGGACAACCAAGAACAGCAAAACTACCCTAGAAAAAACTGGTCTAGTCTTATGCTTTGGAATTGTTCTCACCCCAAGAACCGGGAGCTTACAGTTGAGAAAGTAAACACAATGCCTGGATCGTGGCTCCATCAGTTTGAATGGATTGGCGACAGAGACTCTGACATTGGAGGAATCCATGAAGAGTGGAACTGGCTAGACAATCATTCTAGTATTGATATTAAACCTAAGAACGTACACTTCACAACTGGCGGGCCATGGTTTAAAGAATGGAAATGTGGCAGACATGCCGATGGTTACTATGCTTCTGAGTGGAACCAAGAGTATACTTATTTAGTTGGTAAGGGAAGGATAGAGCCTTATGAAATATAAAGTTGTTACTTGTTTTAATGAAACTATTCTAAAAGAGAATGGAGCAAAGCTCCTAGAACAGTTTAATACTGACTGGGAAAATAAAATTAAATTTGAATGTTATTATTATGATTTAGATATTTCAAACTATTCTTTACCGCAAGCCGATAATATTACATATCACAATCTAAATGATATTGAAGATTATGTTTCATTTGTAGAAAGAAATAAAGAACATGATGGAACAGAAAACAAATCGTTTGAATACAACGAAAGCATTGACGCACTTACAGAAGCTGCGAAAGTTTTTGCTATCAGCGAGACTGTATTTAATAGTTCTATGTCTTGGGTATTCTGGGTTGATCCTCATTGTCATACTATGTCTGACGTATCTATTAAATATCTATCAAATCTTTTTGACTACGACAGTAAAAATATTCCATTAGTTTTACTAGATAATGCTAGTCACTTTGCAGCATTTGAAATCACAAATCAATCTTGCGTAGATTTAATTGGTGATCTACGTGGTACATATATTACAGACAACTATTTACAGTACAGGGATTGGCGTACATTTTTTATTCTTAATAATCTAGTTTCTATTTACAATGCACATGGTCTAAACTATAGACTGTTAGATAAAGATAGTTCAGATTTTATTAACAATATTATTGTTGATCTTAGAAACCCTGTTTCTAAAAATCTTAGAGACTCGAAAGGTAATCGTGTACAACCTTTGTCTGAGAATGATACAACTCCGGATATCTTACCGGGCAGATACAAACAGCTTGCTGATCTTATTAGATTCTATGAGCCAGCTAAGATTCTAGAAACCGGCACATGGAATGCTGGTCGTGCTATTGAAATGGCATTGGCTACGTTTGATCGTAGAGACAGTCTTCACTATATTGGATATGATTTATTTGAGAATGCTACAGCAGAAACAGATAAGGAAGAGTTCAATGCTAAAGCACACAATACAGAAGCAGCAGTTATTAAACGGCTTAATGAATTTCAGAAGTACGTTAAAGAAAACAATAACAAAACATTTACCTATGAACTATATAAAGGTAATGTTAGGGATGTACTTACAGACAATATTCCAGATGACATTGATGTTGCTGTTATGGGTAGCGGTAACAGCTACGAAACCGTAAACCATGAGTACAATATACTCAAGAAAGTTCCGGTAGTTTTAATAGATCATTACTTTACCAAGGACGAGGCAGAGGAACTACCCCCAGAAGAATACCATGGTGTTAATAAAGTCTTTGACGAAATTAAAGTTAAAAACGTAGAAGCAGATAAAGAGAACGAAGAGGGTTGGACTTCATTCTCTGAAGAGTTTACTGTAAGGAAACATATTCTTCCGTCCAGTGATCGTGTTCTTGGTGGAGGCATAACCCATCTTGTAATTGTCTTAAACGATCCTGATGTTAAAGATATTCCTGAAGATGTTAAACGTGTTCCCATTATTGTACACCCCAGAGATTGTGTACCAAAAGATTATATTGTCAGCAACATTCAGACAAACCTAAAACTTATTGATGACAATAAGTGGATCGTTAAACATCCAGCACACAGACAGAAGGCTGCAATTATCTCAGCCGGTCCTTATCTTGACTATGATAAACTAAAATCTTTTATCTATGATAATCCCGAAGCTAAAATTCTTTCTGTTAAACATGCGTATCCTAATTTGATTGAAAAAAATATTATTCCATGGGGTTGTATTGTCCTTGACCCACGACCTATTGATGGTAAAAGTACCCACAATATTATAAGGAAAGACTTGTTTAAGAATGTATCCTATGATACAATATTCTTTGTTGCATCAATGACCGATCCATCCGTAACCAAGCATCTTAAAGATAGTGATGCAAAGATATGGGGATGGCACGCATTTACTGACTCTCTCAGAGAAGAAGACGAAAGAGGAAAGCAAATTCAAAACCAGTCAGTTAAATTAAATGAAGAACTAGGTATACCACAGGGTGCCACTCTAATTACTGGTGGTACATGTGCTGCAATGCGTGGCATTGGAATGCTACATACCATGGGCTTTAGAGATATCCATTTATTTGGGTTTGATTGTTGCCGGGATGAACCAAATGAAGAAGAAAGAACAGAGACTGTAGGTGACATTGAAGGTGGTGAAACTCCTAAACCTAAGTACATTCAAGTTAATGTTAAAGATAAAACATATTGGACAACAGGTGAGCTTCTAGCTATGGCACAAGACTGTGAAAAAGTATTTGCTGATCCAGGACTTGAGGGCATTCTTACATTTCATGGAGAGGATACCATGGTTGCTGATCTTTGGGATATTGAACAGAAGAAAGAAACCAGACCAAACTTTAAAGGATATTATTCATGACTGTAAAAATTAAACCTGATGATGTATATACTAGGCAGGTTCCCTCTGAAAAGTATGAGACACTGCTAAAAGAATATATTGAGATGCATCAGTCATCTGACAAAATGTTTAATGGAAAAAGCTTACTTAAATTTGCTAATGTTATTCAGCACGTTCTAAGAGAAAACAATTGTAAAACTTTACTAGACTATGGTAGTGGTAAAGGACAGTTGTATACGGATGAGTATAAAAAAATTAGTGATGAATTACCAGCACCATTACCACAGTACTGGGGCTTAGAAGAATATGCTTTATATGATCCTGCATTTGAAGAGTATTCCACTCTTCCATATGGAGGGTATGATGCTGTTGTATCTACTGATGTGCTTGAACATGTGCCTGAAGAAGACCTTGGCTGGGTAGTAGAGGAGATACTAGACTATTCTAAAAAAATTGTTTTTCTAAATATCTCCTGTATGGAAGCAGTTAAAACATTTAAAGATGGTAGTAATGTTCATGTTTCAGTATTCAATCCTGTGACATGGGCAAAATTTATAGCGGATAAACTTAGTAATGTCAAAAGAAAAAACATTACAGTATATTTATATACGGACTATCGTGACTCTGACACGGGTCAATTATTAAATAAAATATATAAGATTAAATATAGTCCGACAATTTATGAGATAAAGGAGTAGCCAATGTTAGGTATTGCGGAATCAGTTATTGGAGTAGCAGGAAAAGTTCTTGATAAATTTGTAGAGGACAAAGACCTAAAGACCAAACTAAATGCAGAACTAAAACAACAGATGCTATCACTTGACCTAGCACAAGCACAAGCCAATATCGAACAGGCAAAATCTCCATCTGTATTTATCGCTGGTGCTAGACCTGCTATCATGTGGATATGCGCTTTTGGTTTGGCATGGCAGTTTGTGCTACAGCCGGTTGCAGTATGGGGCATTGCTCTTAGTGGTGCGGATATTGTATTACCTATTATTGAGACTGAAGGGTTGATGTCTCTGACCCTTGCTCTTCTTGGTCTTGGTTCAATGCGTACCGCCGAGAAGTGGAAAGGCGTTCAAAGAAATAACATGAAAGGTTAAACATGAAATCTGGTAAAGTATGGGGCGAAACAGAATTTATTTTTGGTAATGGTGTTCTTGAATTTCATAAAATTAATTTTTTAGAAGGAAGCACCTGTAGTAAACACAAACATAAATATAAATGGAATGGTTTCTATGTGACAAAGGGTGTTCTAAAAATTAAAGTATGGAAGAACGACTACGATCTAGTAGATGAAACTGTCCTATGTCCAGGAGATTGGACTACCGTAAAGCCAGGAGAGTTTCATCAGTTCGAGGGCATTTCTTCTGGTGAAGCCTTTGAATTATACTGGGCTGAGTTTGATCATAATGACATTGAAAGAGAAACCGTAGGAGCGAAATGATAACAGGAAAGAAAGACTAATGTTAAACGAGAAGCAGGAAAAATTTGCACAGGCATACGTATTACATCGTAATGCTACTGAAGCAGCAAAGGCTGCTGGTTATGCAGAAGACTCTGCTTACAATCAAGGATACCGTCTGCTTCAAAAGCAAGAGATTATAGATCGTGTTCATGAACTTGAACAGCAACTAGAAACAGATGTTAATGTTATTGAAGAGATAGAAAACCAATATGCATTTGCAAAAGCAAACGGACACACCAACAGTGCAATCAAAGCACTAGAACTTTTATCTAGAATTAGAGGTTCAAATAGTGACAGTGGTTTGTCGATGGACAAAGACACACTAGAGACTGCCATTGTCGGTTCTCTAAATGTGCTTGGTTATGAGAAAGTTATTAATCTTTTATCGAAGTGTGATTTTGCCCATGAATTTTTTGAAGATGAGGAAAATTACCAGCCAGAGAGCGACGAGGAGTGGGCATCTACGGAGTCTCTGGACCCCACCCCCCAGGAAGAAGTAGATTCTTCTGTATGACGCTCTATGGGCCGTATAAAAGAAATCGTTATTTAGAGGATAGATAGTCCCCCAAATACAGTGACTCCCGCTACAAACTCTGCAAGTCTAGCAGAATCCATCCATGAATATTTAATTTTGTTTAGTCTTAGAAACTGAAACACTCTTTCTCTGTGTGGATATAGATATCCAGCACCCACAGAAAGAAGAATGTAGACGATGCCAGCTACGGGACCGACATATCCTAGAAGAATAAGTGGGAGTGTAAGCACGACAGATGGAATACCAAACCTAGAAACCATCCACTTCCAATCTTCCCACTTAGTCCACCCTAGACCTAAGTGACATGCAATAAATGCAGACCAACATACAGCAAAGATATTTCCTGTTACGTCATACATTCCTACGAAGGAACAGATCAGAGCAACAAAAGGATACACGGCCCATCTTGAAAGATACCCAGTACCTACCACCGCTCTAGCCAAGCCGCCTAAAATAAAACATACAGCAGATAACATTTATTATTCCTTTCTTATTTATATTGCTTTGGGTTCATAGTCATATGGATTACGTGCAATCATTCCACCTTTTTTATATTTTAATTTTTTACCAGTAGCAGTTTTAACAGTTAATTTTTCTGTAGTATCTTCAACTACTTTTTTTGCACCAGGAGAAGATACCTTATTAATATGTTCTGGAAAAACTAATATTTGTTGTGACCTATCCTTAAAGTCTCTAAATAAAATAGAGTCATATCCTTCTTCTTTGATCTTATCAATATTTTCTTTTGCATATAATCTTTGTTTATTATTATTAACTATAAAAGGTTTATCAATATCTCTCAGATCAAATCTAGCTACATTCTGTCCCTTTAATATAGGATCACCCTCTATAGTTTTTCCCTGCATTAAAGACCCTGTAGTTGCTCTTTCTTTAGTTTGAGGATTATAGTAAAGAGAGTCTCCTCTTCCACCAGGAATTTCTATAAAATCTTTTGTTGCACGAAGATTAGCATACTCTTCAGCTACTTTAGGATTAATTGTAAAGTAAAAACCCTCACCTAAAAATTGATCATTAGGATTTCCAAACTCTATATCAAAATATTCTTCAGGCGTATCTGCAAGTCTACCTTTGGCAGAGCCATGATATCCATATATTCCAACATCATCTACTTGCTCTGGAATATCAACAGTCTTTTCCGAAGGAAGTTGATCGTAAATCTTACGAAGAGCAGAAGGTTCTGTTGACCTAGTAATTAGTTTACCACCCGTTGGTGCGGGAACATCACTCTTTAGAAGTGCAGCCAAGCCCTTTGCTATTGCTCTACCACCAGCCATTACTTATAACTCCATACCCAAGGACGTGGATGCCTGTCACTGTCTTCCATTGTATCTAAATGTAAAAATCTTTTTTGGTGTGGTCCTCTTTGAGATACACCAATACCAGAGAAGCCCTTTTCCATAGCAAGAGACATAAGCTCATAGGCGTCCTTACCAGACACCAGTACATCTACAGCCTTACCATATAGGTGTGGTGAGTTTTTAGCCCCACCTATAACCTGATTATATGAAGCATCCCTATACCCAGAGGAAATAACCATAGGCTTGTCATAGGCATATCGTAGAGCCACAAGCTTTTCCATAAACCATTCATCCATGTGGCAACTATCAGTTCCCTTACATTTTAGTTCTTCTTCTGTAAAAAAATCCCACATATTATTTTATTCCTTAATCTTTGGATGTGATCCATTATGCATGTGATAAAGTCTATCAGTACTTATTTCTAAATTCTTTAACCGTTCTTCAATAGACCCATCTCTTTCAGATTGTTTTTTTAATATCTGAGGAGACAATATGTCATTAGCCATAACATCAATAGAGCTAATAGCTACAGCCATCTTAGCTTCTACCGTATCTACTCTGGTAGTTAAATTGTATACTTCTTTCTTTATATCTTCTTGATCAGAAGTCATACTACGAATTGTAGTTTTAAGCACACCCCATGTAGTAGCTATACCAGCTAGTACAGTGCCTAAAGTAAGAAGTTCTTTTGAACCTAGTTCTAACATTATTCTAAATCTGAACCTTC